CTTTGTTCAAATGGTCGAGAGATACCAATTTTCAGCCACATCACACTTGATCCGAGAAACACTACGCAATGTATTCGAAGAAGCGAACCCCGGAGAGTTCCAAGGAGTTCTCAGGTGGCTTTGGACAGTCAAGAGCGGACAGTGGACGGAAGACGAAGCAGTCATGGACGCCCGAAGCAAAGGAAACAAGCCCGAAACCACGCGACAAATCTTTAGATATTTGCGTGGCTTTGACAAGCATGATTCGGGATATACGGAATGGTGCATTAGAGTCATCCCCGAAGCAGCTAGAGCTCATTTTGAGATGCTGCGGTTTGGTCAGAGGGTTGATAGAAGAGCAGAGTGGGGCAGACTCACAAATACAGAAGCAAATGCAGTACTATCAGCTGCAAGATCTAGCCCCAAGTTCCCATTCCGGAGCGGACCACATGCCCAGCACATCTGGGATGGAGAGTGGGGAGCAAAGTTCCCCCACCCAGGACAGTTGTGGTTCGACCAGCGAGCGGTTGTCGCCAGAATGTTTTGGCGAAGAGAAATCATTGATGGAGTGGTTAGCGAAAAACGGGCTTCAGCTAAGGGGATATGGGAATTTAGCAAGCGGCCAACGCGTAGATCTGTCAGCGCAAAACACAACGCAAGACGATTTGGTCTATGGACTCTTCACTCTCAAACCCCAAAGGAGAGAGAGAAGCAAGTCGCAATCTGGCAGCGATCCCACCCCGAGTTCCGAGCAGCCGTCAAGCAGCACTGGGGAGAAGAGTTCGCAACCATCACCGGGTTGCTCGAAGGACTCTCAACCACCGAGTAGTCCAAGTGGGGCAGCGCCGGAGCCTACAGCTCCGCCTCCACCGCCCCCACCTCCCCCAAACAGCCCCTCAGACGAGGTACCGAAAGCACCTGAGTTTGAGAAGAAAACTGACGACGTTCCAAAAATGCCCGACACACCAACAAACAATCCAGGAGGTGACAATGAATCTCAAAACAAGCCACCGTCAACAGGTAAAACCCCGACCCTAGAAGAGCTGCAGGCTATGTTAGCCACGGCTAGAAAAGAATCTCTGGATAGGAATCACCTCAAAACCAAAATACCTCATATTGAGGCAGGACGGGGAAAAGTGACTATCCAAATAAGAGGGGAGGGCACTTGCGACGAGGAAGGCTTGAATGGACGCTTTGTTCCGAGTAAAATTTACAGGAACGCAACGTGGAAAATTACCAAAGATGAAGAAGGCAATGAGAATTACGAGCTGACCGGAGAGCACATGTACAGGCCGGTTTATGCTGGCCCAACACAGGAGTATGCAAAGGACTCTGGGTATGATCCATCATGCCGAAAGCCTTTCAAAGTAATACAAATCAGAAAACACCTCGGAAAACTGGATTTCCCGATAGAATATGTAGATTATGAAATGTATGGAGTGTTGAAACTGTTCATGGCAGGAAGGGTTGTGACCAAGGATACGATGATGGCCTTGCGAAATGAAGCATTGAGATATCTGCGACAGTTTAAAATGCCTCACCTTGACGCTCTGCTGCTGTCACATGTAGTTGATTCGACAGTGACATTAGCGATGATGGCTGATACGACGACGGCAAAAAGACTAGCAAGGCTATGGAAGTGGAAACTGGTCAGAGCAACGCAAAAGCGAAATAAAACGCTCACGACGGGTGTTATACATCCAAAATGGTGGGCGTTCTGGCGCGAGGACGCCAAATTGTATCATGAACCGACCACATAGGAACCAGGGCTCCCTGGAGCGTGTTTGTACCCACATCTTAAAGACCGCAAAGCAATCCCACGCCCAGGGAGCAAGTTGACGTTGCCATTAGGGTACACTTTTGGCGACTGCAAGGTAGTTAATTGGTCCTACCCATATATTAGACCATTAAGAGTCAATGACGAGATAATGCCACCAACGTATACGCATAACGGTTGCATTTGTAATGAGTACATCGGGTTCGTACATAGACACCAGAAAGGAACACCAGAGTTTAAGGGGTATGTTGGGGAGCTGCTTCGCGAGGCATTGGATGATTTGCACAAATTGCCATGCCTTGAAGGAAATGGGCTCAGATTCGAACTAGTATCCCGCTGGAAAGTTGTAAACTCTTACAAAGGTAGGCATTACAAAAGATATTATAAGGCTCTGCTAGAATTGAATGAGCGAGGATTGTTAGATCGCGATTTTTGGAACAGAGCCTTTATAAAGCCTGATAAAGAAGATAAGATGGTTGTCGTGGTTGCTGACGCCAAGCCGCCCAGGTTGGTACAGTACATGATGGCAACCGGGGCACTCGAAATGGGACGATTCACGCATGCGGCAGAGTCAGCAATATATGCCCTGCGAGATGAATACGACACCAAAATCTTCGGAAAAGGCTGTAATTTGCATGAATTAGCGGAAGACTTCGTGGTCAAGACAGGTTTCTTTTCACAGCCTGTCTATATCCTACTGGACGCAAGCTCTTTTGATGCACATGTTAGTAGTGCTGTGCTCAAAATTGTAGCTGGGTGGTATGCAACAACTTTGCCAGACAAAGGCGAGGCACGATTTGTCAAATGGCTATGGTCGCATACTTACACAAACATCGGCATGTCGGTAGGAGGAATACGCTTTAAAACACAAGGCACGAGGATGAGTGGG